TTCTAGTTCCTCAATTGTCTTGTCGAGTTCTGACATTGGGATTTCTCCTTGAGTTTTGTTATCTTAACATATTTATAATAATTAAAGTTTGGACAAGAATTTAGCAAAGGCAAGTGCGGAAACATTTGACTGTCTACGTCTTACACCTTCATTAATGTCCTTTTTGATTCCAGCAATCTCAACTTCTTTGAGAATACCATTATCCCACACCCATTCCTTTCCTTCCATAATACCCTCAACGAAGGCTTGAGGAGCAGAAGGGTCTGCAACGATATCTGCCGCAGTTGCGAGATAGAAATCGTCCTTCACATAATTCGCACCACTACGAGATTCTAGTGAACCCATGCCTCTTGAAGAGACACCAAGTTTACCACCATCTTTAATAAGTGCTTTCGCAATTTCCCCCATTGGAGTAGAGAGCAATTTTGCCTCACCAACAAAGTTCTTTCCATCAGCTTCCAGTTTTGTGATCATGTGCGATACTCTGTCAAGATTGACAGTTGGGCCTTCTGGGTGTCCAAGTTCCCCAAACGCACGACCTTCAGCAACAAATTCTTTATTGTAACGAGCAACCTCTTTATTCAAAACTGAGAAAGGGTAAACTCGCCCGTTACGATTCTTTTGATCCGCCTGCATAAAGATGCCACGGATTTTCATTTCTTTACCACCACCTTCTTTTTCTTCAGTGATGTATTCTACTTCTTGTATCTGTTCTGCAATAAGTTTCATGTTCTTCCCCTTATGCGTGATGTGCCACTGGTGTTAGTTTCACATCAGCAGAAGCTGCAAAAACTTTATCTGATGGTTCCTTAACAACCATCTGTGCAGCGTTTGAACCAAGGGTAAAAGAACCCTGAGTTACATCAGAAGAATTACAAACCGTAACCAACTGTGCAGATGCATTTGTATTGATGCAGTAAACAACTGTTGCACCATCGAATGCCGCTCCAGATGCAGCAGAGGTTGCAGCGCTTACTTCACTTCCTAACATTTTTAGTTTCATGGTCTTTTCCTAAATTGATAACATTTCTGTCTCAAAGTAGTCCATAAGTTTCTTTGGCGGAACTTTAAACTCTTTTGAAACACTATTTATAGTTTTGTCAAAAGTATTTAGGAAATCAGATGGTTTCGCATCCATTTCCTTGAAAATAGCATCCACAGCCTTACGCATCTTAGGAGATAACTTCTTATACTCCTTAGATTGTTTATGTTCGTCCTTTTCTGGCAACTCTCTATAGAGTTCAGAAATAGTCTTACTCACTATCTTCTTCTACCTCTGGAATATGATGAGTTACGAATGTTTTCGCAACCTCTTGTCTTTTAGTTTCTAGTGCATCACCCACTTTTGCAGCAAGTGCTTGGTTGAATTGTGCTTCTGCACCAAGATTATCACCAGTTGCAATAGAGTCTACAAAGTCTCTTACTGTATCCATCATTTATCTCCTTTTGTTGGGTCGTTTTGTGCGAACATTCCATCATCTGGAGCTCCCATTTCACCACCCTCTTCATCTTTAATTTGATCTTCAATCTCTTGAATATCTTCATCAGACATTCTAAGAATGTTCTTCTTAACATACTCTTTAGAGAAGTATGTACCAACATATGATTCAATCTGTCCAAGCATGTCTAGACGCTCTCTAAGAATTTCTGCATTCTTGAGTTCTGTGAAGTGTCCATCTTGTAGATAATCAAATTGAATGTGTTCTTTGATTGTATCCCATTCTTCTACTGCAATCACACCTTTAAGAACAAGCTGTGTTTTAAGAATGTCTGCAAACAGAACGGAAAACTTCTTACGAAGTCTTTGTACAAACTTAGTAAACTTCAGTTCATCTCTTGTAATGTTATCAGAACGTCCAATAGAGAACCCTGTCTCTTCTGCAAGTCTTGATACTGGTACGTTCAATGAACGATAAAGTTTCTTTTGGAAGTATGTGATATCATCAATCTCGCCAAGGTTTGAACCGCCAGGCAAGGTTGTGATTTCTGTACCACGGCCACCTTCTCTACGAGGCAACCAGAAATCTTCCAACATTGACATGTGGTTTCTATCGTCACGAATTTCACCAGTTCGTGCATCATACACCAACTTGTTACGATAACGATTCATCACATCTTTTAGGTATGCCTCTGCCTTAATCTTAGGCAAGTTACCCACATCAATATAGAAAATACGTCTTTCAGGCGCACGAGAAATACGATAGATAACTAACGCATCTTCAATCATACGCAACTGATTAACAGGTTTGATTGCTTTGTTAAGATGAGAAAGGACTGTGCCTTTGTGCATGTCCACCAAACCAGATGGACAATATGTAATTGCATCAGGGCTAATCTTTACACCAGTTGATGTACCAGTGTTTTGATCTATACCCTTGTCATTGTATAGATAAAAATCATCGACTTTACGAACAATCTCAAGTCCTGTCTTTTTATCTACTTCTTTTCTTTGTTCTCTGACCTTCTTAATCTTACGAGGGTCAATGTACCTAATTTCTTGCAATCCCTTACGAGGCGACTTATTATCAATAATCTTGTGATAATATACTCTACCATCTACATACCAACGTCTAAAGATATCATGTCCTTTGGCGTTAAAATCCAAAAGACGCAATACCTCATTAAATTCTTCACGAATTTTATGTTTGATATTTGCAGAAAGTTCTAGTTTGTCTAGGGAAAGGGATACCGATTGATCTCTTTCATCAGAGACAATCGCTTCGTTTACAATATCTTCAATCGCACTGTCACACTCTGGTTGCTGTGCAATATCACGATATCTGCGAATTAAGTCAAGTTCATTGCGATCACGGCCATCCATATCAAGGATAGACGCATAGTGTCCACCACCTGATACGATATCAAGCGTGCCATCGTCAGTAGAGGGAGAGGTGAAACCATCACCACTCCCACCCTGATTTGCTCTTGTGATTCTGAAACCGAAAAGTTCCGCCATACTATAATTCTCCTAGTTTTACCCAACTATTTAGTCAGTTTGTAAAACTGGATTATACGTTACTGGCTGAGAAGTCTGTGTATCTCCACGTTACTTCAAACTCTTCAATTGCACTTTCATTGTCGTAACCCAATTCAATTGGTGCTACAACTGTTGGCCAACAGTTTTTAAGGACATAAGACTTCAGAATTCTGTCATCTCTATCCAATTGCTGTACAGTCAACTGTGCAGTGTAATCAGAAATATTCACAAGTCCAGTGTTTGCTTCAAGATCATTGATACCATTCATCCAACGCTCGATTGCGTTACGAACCATGAAGTCAGTATCGTTGATAACTGTGGTAGACCATGTATCAAATGTTCTATCACCAGCGATAAACATTTGTCTACCTCTGAAGTTTACCTGAATTTCACTGATTGTTTGGCCAGGCAACGAAGCTGCCTTAACCAAATATTGTGTTCTATTTACATCTAAACCTGTAGCGATTGCTGGGGGTGTTGTCATAATGACACGATACTGGTTAGCTCTTGCACCACCACCGATAAGGTTAGATTTAAAATCGTCAATACTAGCCATTTTTTATCTCCTTATCCGCCAATCTCACTGAAAGAAACACCAGTTCTAACAGCAATGAAGTTAAGTGTAATGAAGTTGATTGAACGAGCAGGTTTGATGTAGATATCTCCAACAAACTCATTTCTGTCAATTACTTCACCTGTGTTGTTTGTTTCATCTGCAACAACTGAGAAGTCTGTGATACCTCTACGTCCTTGAACATCTCTCAAGAACGGTTCTACCAAGTTCACAAACTGAGCTCTTGTGAATTCATCGTTGAATTCAAAGAGTTGGAACTTAGCAGCAGTAGCAATTGCCTTCTCAAGTACAAGGAACAATCTGCGAACATTGATTCTGTCGAATGCACTTGGGCGTGACAGTGCAGTTTTGTCACCAAACAGAACTGTACCTTGGCCTGGGAATGTGCAGACAGGGTTAATGCGAGCAGGATAAATGATATCCCTTTGTGCTTTTGTTGGGTTGTATGCAAGTTTAACTGCACCACGAATTTGTCCTCTGTTGTATCCAGCTGGTGAGAACCAAGGATCTGCAACATTGTCTGTATTCGCAGCAAGTCCAGCGATATCACCGTTCAATGGAACATAGCGATATACATCGTTGTACTTGTCGTACATATACTTGTATCCACTATCGAATACAGCATAAGACGAACTTGCAAGGTTGTCAAAGAAACCTTTAACATTGTTTGTTTGTGCAATACCAGTTGTTACACCAACAACGTCTGCTCTACGAGGTGAAATGAAACCTACGCAGTCCTTACGGCGTTCACAGAGGTCGATAATGTTGGTTGCGTGTGTGATACCATCTGTACTTGCTGGGGATGAGCCCGCCATTACAAGGTTAATGTCGATGGTGTCTGGGTCAGCCATAACTTCATAAGCAATATCCAATTCACCAACGGTTGGAGCAAGAGGACTTGCAGTACCATCTGTACCACCAGTAAGTGTGTCAGTAAGAACACCAGCTTTGCCGGCAGTAGATGCATATGCACTACCAGACGCAACATCTGTTCCAGCGT